GCCTTTTGTGGCGCGGTTTATTTAGGTGGGGGGTATTTGACACTTTTTACACTTTTGTTATTTTTAATTAAATAATATTTTTATACATTTTTATTTTTACCATTGTTCGTCATTGAATTTATTTTTTCGATTATTTGGATTATGTTCAAATCTGCCATGCCTTTTATTATGATGATACTTACATAAGGTTCTTAAGTTACTTAAATCGTATGCAAGTTCTGGTTGCTTTTCTAATTCAATAATGTGGTCAACTTCTAGTGATTGTTTCTGATTAATCGTCAATCTACCTTCTGCATTGCACATCACACATTCATAATGGTCACGTGCTAACACCTTCAGTCTTGTCTTACGCCACTTAGCATTAGAGTAGAAACCTTTATTCTTTGTACGTTGTTCAATATAGTCTGCATATGCTTTACTCATCTCTGTTACTCCAAACAAAAAGACACACCACCTATGTGATGTGCCTGTGTATTCGTATCGTATGTCTATATTATAAAACTATTTATATATTGATTGCACATTCCCTTCGATGTCTTCTATCTCTTCGATGTCTTCTCATTATCGTAGTGTCCTTGTTGTGCATCCATGTATACATTGACTATCTCATTAATGCATGCATAGAACTTAGAGTCACTATTAATCTCCATTAAATCTTTAATAGTCTTATGCTGCATATTAAGCTTAAGCATTTGAAGTATGTGGAAATTCTTTTCATCTGTAATGTACTCTTCATACTTATCTATAAACTCTATCTTATTAAGTAGCTTGAGGTTGCGTCTATACTCTCTATTCCTATTCAGTACCTTAACTAACACCTTATCACCTGTACCACCTTTTGCTTTAGGCATCACTGCTTCTATGCCATATTGTGCTATTGAGGTACTATCTGCATCATACACCTGTGACTCTATGATGTTACGCATCCACTTATAATCATTGATCATCTTCTTAACTTCATTACGTGTGTACAAATGATTACCTCCATTACTTAAACTGTTTCTTAGCTCTCTCAATCTCACGTTCAATATCTTCTATATCACTTTCTCTTACAAACTTACTAAAGAGATATACGTTGGCGTATTTCAGTGCATCTAATTCATTACGCAAGATTGAGTTACTACCTAATGCAATCAGTAATGCTATTGCGAGAATTATTGATATTGTTATCCACATGTTATTTACTTACCTCCATATTTAGATGCATATGATCTGATTGGTTAAAAGTATCCACATCATCTTCACTCTGCAACTTAACGATAAGTTCGTTAGTTAGATATTTGCTTAGTTCATACATTCCGATGATGAACCATATTTTAAGTATGCGTTTAAACATTATTATCATCTCCAGTGTCAATTAAACTAGGAATTATTCTCAACATAGCTCTTAATTCATATTCGTTCATATTCGCCATCATGGGGTTATAAAATTTACTATCTTTATCATTGATAGCTTTAATAAAGTCATCTTCAATTTTAGCTTTTTCTTCAGGTGTACTATTTTTATGTTTCCTGATTATCTCAGTGTATCTTTTTGGCAACTTCATTTTAGGAATATTAATCATTGTTTCCCTCCTCAAAATTAGATACAACCGAATGACCACAGTCTGAGCATTGTTTAGTGTTAATAAATACAAACCTTCCAACGAATGTATTATCAATCTCTACATTCAAACTTTTACATTTAGGACATTGATAGAAAGTTTTATGTTTAAGGAAATCGTTGTATCGAATAAATTCGTTGTCATTATCTTTCACATCAAGTTTATAAATACCGTTCATCATTAACACTCTTGTTTTATCTAATGGCATTGTTTTGTATTCAAACATTCCGTTCACTCCTTATCCCAATCTATCTTGCAAACGATACAACTTTCTAAGTTGCAATCTATCGCGCTGACTTAATATATACTTTGCTTTCTCTTTCGCTTCTTCCTTATCCTCTGCTTCCACAATAGAGAGAGTTTCGTTTGTGCGTGCTTTCTCTATATCCGTGTGAATATGACCTGCGCTATCTGTGAATTCTCTGATTAGGAATTGTGGCACGGTATCACTCCTTAAAGTGTTTATCTAATTCTTTAGTAATATGTTCGTTTCTTTTATAGAATTCTTCACGACGTTCTTTCATTCTATTTTCAAATTCTTTTTCTTTCTCTATCCATTCTCTATTTCGTTTTTCTCTGAACTGTTTATGGTCATTCTTGCCTTTAATAGCTAGAACGATTGAACCGACAATAGCTACCGCATAAGCGAGTAATATAAGAATTAAATACGTTACTGCTATCCAAACGAAAATAGTTAGACCTAATTCCACTTCCCTAGCACCTCTTTTACTTTTTCTAATATGTCCTTAGTATCCTGTTGATCCAAACCCGTCTGTCCCTCTCTCTGACACATAACTAAACTCCTCTACTTCTTTTAACTCTGGTGTGTAAATAGGTACGATAACGAGTTGTGCAAGTTTGTCGCCTTTATCGATTTGGTAACAATTCATATCTATTGAAAAACCAATGCGTTCTCCTGATACATCTAATAATGAATATGCTCTTCTACCATTTAAAACTGCTTTAGTTGGTGCCATATTTGAGATATCCATATCATTCTTAATATTAATCTTCATATTTCCTTGAAACCCTGCGTCTATCTTGCCTGTTTCAATCACTAAATGCGTCTTACTACTTACACCACTTCTTGATGTTAATAGCCCTACATACCCCTCTGGAATGTTCACAGCAATATCTGTTCTAATCGTTGCTTTCTCTTGTGCCTCAAGTATCACTGTTTCTGCTGCGAAGATGTCATACCCTGCATCTAAGCGTCCACGTTCTGGTTTAGTTGCGTCTTTCGATAACATTTTGAACTCTAATGTGTTAGTCATTTATTGTTCCTCCCTGTATTTATCTACAATTTTTGTGATTTCATGTGCATAATCATCAGGCGCTACTATATAGTCAACGTTTAAAATCTCATCAAACGCCTCTGCCTTCCTTTTCACTTCTGCCATATCATTGATTATCTTGTCGCGTTCTTTTGATACATCATATAAATTACCTTCTATTTCATAACTTAATTTAACTTCTTTATCTAATTTTCTCTCTAACTCTGCATTACGCTCACGCAATTTCTCAAGGTCATCAAGCAATGCGTCATAACTTTTTTGTGATAATGTTACTGTCATTCCACCATAGCACCGTCCTTCCAAATTAAAGTCATTGTGCCGTCGTTATTAATTAAATTAAATGTTTTAGTTTTTGCGCGACTAGAGTTAATTTCGAGTACTTCCTTGATGTTTTCATTCTCGTGATAATCTATAAAAATTTCGTCATCGACACCTGTAAAAATTTCAATGAACATAGGCAAAACTGTATCCTCGTCGATTTCTTTTTCAATTTCGACTGTGAAAGTTTCATTTATAGCAATTTCATGCTCTATCGACAAATTTTGAATTTTATCGAAATACACAGAACCACCATCAAGATTGCTATAAAAAGCCTTATCACTAACTTCATTCTCCCACGCCCACTCAATTAATTCTGGTAATGTCATCTCTACCTTATGTTTAATCTTTGCCATTCCTTACACACTCCCTGTTCCTTTTAATATCGTTCTCATTTACCAACATCGTCACTCTACTTCCAGCTACCTTCACCACAAAGCCGTTGACACCTAGCTTGCGTAATTCCTGTTGTATCTGTGTAGGTGTCTTGGCTTGTGTAGCATAACGATAGCGTTGGTTGATTGTGTTGGATAATATCATTCCAACACACCTACAATCGCATCTACGACATTTACAGTTACTGCATTGCCTGCTTGTTTGTATAATTGACTATTACTCACACCACTATTTTTAGCTTTATAAAACTGTTCATCTGTAAAGCCCTGTAATCGCCAACATTCTAAAGGTGTAAGTTTTCGAATACGCAAATTATTCGTGACTGGTAAAATAGCTGTTTTAAAACCTTCTGGTCTAGTAGTAACAGTTGGACTAACGCCAGTTGAATTTAAAGTTTTATTATAGGAATTAATCGTCATACCTTCTTCGATTAAATCAATGTTCTCGTTCATCGTTTCACTAGCTTGTTTACCTAAACGTCCGTACTGTTCTTTAGGCACATATTGAATTACATCTTTTAAATTATGTGACACTCCCAAAGATAAATAATAGTCATTTTTAATTTTTAGAATTTCGTATTGCTCGTCATCACTATTGATTAAAATGATATGTTCTTTATCAATTACTTTTATAACTGGTTCGACATAAATATAATCCGGTTCAAATTGATCTGGTAAATTAACATATTGTCTTTCATCATATAGTATATTATCTTTTGCATAGAAATTATGTCCTTTATCAACAACCACACCTTGATTAACTTCTCTCGCTTGTAACGTCTGTGCTACTTGTTTACCTACACGTCCACGTCTAGTTTTGCTATTAGGAAACGAAGTATTAACGCTATCGCCTTCCATAGCTTCTGCATATCCTTTTTTAGTTGCTTCTTTAATTGCTATACCGTGCCTATCTTGACTGGTTAAAGTAAACATAGGCTCTCCGTTTTCTTTAAAACGTCTACCGTTTTGTCTTTTGTTCAATCGATTTGGTGTTAGAACGGGTATAGCCACTTTAGGTTGTCTGTCCCCACCTTGCATTGTGTTAAGTGTAGGACTTACCCTATTCACACTATGAACACTATCAACATCTCTGTAATCGTAGTGGTTTAATCTACCGCTTAAATCTTCATTCAACGTTAACTTTCTTGTCTTTTCTTCGGATAAGTAGTAACTTTCGTCTACGTCTTTCTCTAAGATGTCAACCAGTCGTGTGTCGACGCTTGTTTGTTGTTTAACTAAGTTGAATAACTTAGGTTCTTTCCATACGTCTTTACGTGTAACTAAGATGTACACTCGTTCTCTATTTTGTGGAACTCCCCAATATTTGCTGTTAAACAAGCCCCATTCGATGAAATACCCCAGTTCATCCAACGCTTGAACGATTGTTCCGTAAGTTCTCCCTTTGTCGTGTGAGAGTAACCCTTTGACGTTTTCCAGTAATACATAAGATGGTTGGATCTCTTTAATCGCCCTCGCAATATGAAAGAAGATTGTCCCTCTTGTATCTTCAAACCCTCTGCGGTTCCCTGCGATACTAAAGGCTTGGCAAGGAAAGCCACCCGTGATGATGTCGATTTGTCCTCTGTATAATCGAAAATGTTCATCTGTAACGCTTGTGATGTCATCTAACTCCTCCTCATTTTCTGTATCATATATCGCTCTATAACTTTGCTTTGCGAACTTATCTATTTCTGCGAATGCTACGCAATTATGACCGTGTTTCTCTAATGCAGAACGGAAACCACCTATACCACTACATATATCTATGAATTTCATTCTCCCACCAACTCTTGACATATCTCATCAAACGTCTGGATACCTCTACCATCAGTAATATCCATAATTACGCCATACACATATTGATTGATACTGAACTCTGCTCTATCCTGCTCATCTGAAATATGTCCTGTGCCTTGTCTAATGTCAGTACATTGGACAAAAATCTTAATATTCTTCTTACTTGCTTTTTTAAGATGTTGTGCGTACCCCATTTCGCAAATTGTTCCTTGCGCATGTGGTAAGTAGTCGAATATCATGACATCGCTTGTTTCCATGCCTAATGTGTCATTAAACACAATACGTTCCGCTAATTTATCTTGCTTAGCATTCGCTTTATCGTTGATATCCTTATCGTCGTGTGGTGCATAGACTTTAAAGCCTAATCGCTGTAATTCTTGTTTCTCCCACTCACGACGCATTTGTTGTCCTATACTTAGCATGTCGCCACCTAAATAGATCATTGTTGGTCCTCCCACTTCTCAAATGCACGATTTAAATACCAGCGTGCTTTGTCTAAATCTTCCTTGCCATTTTTATGATTGGCTCTAGCAATATACTTGATTGCATTACCGATACTAAATGCTAATTCTGATTTATAATCTTTAGTGACCTGTTCAATAAAATCTATAATCTCAATATCGCCGTAAGTATAATGTGGTGGTTCGTTTATAAAATCTACTTTACGAGTGAACGGCTCATTTACTCTCACAAAATCATCATTATCAGTAAGTGTAAATTTATAACCACCTGCATTCTCTACCTCTGCATACCAAACTGTTTTCAAACCTTTTTCTTTTGCATACACATGATTGACTATGGCTGTTTGCATGGCCGTAACACCTTTTAATGATTCTTGGAACTGAACAATATTATCTACTTTCAAATCAATTATTCTTACATTTTCCATTCTGCTCCCCCCTTACCTTTGGAAATATGTCATTCTCCGATAAGTATCTAAACCACTTACTGTTCACTCTATGTTTAGCAACTTCACGTTCTGCACGTTTAGCCCTAGCAATACGTTCTTCTCTACGTTTACGTTTCAACGCTCTTTCGTGTCTAAGTTCAGCTTGCTGTATCTCATACAACTGCTTAGCTGTTAATTGCTTTTCATTTCTTTCGTACGTCTGCACCATATTGATATACTCCCTTACCATGTATTAATTCTGGACCACGTAGGCCTTCTTTATATCTCTTACGAACCGTACTATCTGATACATCAAAATATTTGTATACATCACATAATCTGTAACGTTTACCGTTTAAATTCACTTTCGTCATGGTGTCACTTCCAATCTGCATAACTGACACTAACGTCAGTAATGTTTTTGATATTATCGAGTAAATTGTCAGGGTCATTTTTATATCTATTAGCGTAATGTTCAATGTAGTTTTCTCTATCTGCATGTTTGTTTATCCAAATAGGTTGTTCTACTTCCACAGTTAAATCGAATGTGAGTTTTAGTGTTTCTTCTTGCATTACATTTCCTCCACTTCTAAAATAATTTTCGGTTCCTCTGCATATTGCTTAAAACTGTGTATTTCAACGATTTGATTATCGTCTTTCCATAGGTGATCGTTCGCTGCATCTAACACAGTTTTGATTAAGTTATCTATATCTGGTTTAGTATGTTTGTACTGTCCAATTGCTAATAACTTTTTACGATTACTCCAGCTTTTTGGTGCCTTGAAGTAAAACGATAATGTCACTTTCAATTTTCCATCGAGTAATGCGTTTGGCATCTGCTCTCTTATGAAGTCCTTATGCTTTGTATAAGACGTTGGCATGTACGTTTGAACAAATCTACCTGTATTTCTGAAACGTGGACGAGGCGATCCAATAGGTGCCTCATACGTTTCATTAAAGTTAATTTCTATTTGCACGTTGTCACCCCTAGAACAAGAATTCATCTATTGTTGTCTGCTGTTGTAATTCTTCTTTTCTGAATAATTTATGCTTACGTTTCATCTTCGCTAACTCATCTTTAGTCACAAATGGTTTAAAATGCTTATCACTCATTCCGCCTTTATTAGCAAGATAGAAAGTACCGTCATCTCTAGGTAGTACTCTAAGCATTTCCCAACCATCGCTTTCATATAGGCTATATGCGTTAGGTTGATTTTCTATAAGTCCCATCGCTTTGCCTCCACTTTGTTTCATCTAATATTTTTGATTTAACGTTATCGTAATCATCAAAAAAGGTTATTTCTACACTTTTTAATAATCTATCTACTGCCCAACCCATTTCTAAAATGCTTTTTTGAATGATTGGGTCATCTTTGTAATCGTTACGGTACAAGTCGCCTAACAACGTTTGTAATTCTGCAATAATCATTAGTAAAACCTCTGTGTTTTTTTGTAGAATTCAAGTTCAACAACGCCCGTCTCACCGTCTTTATTTTTAACGACGTTTAACTCAATATCTGATTTACCAGTTTCATCATCTGCAATTTCACGGTTATAATAGTCATCTCGATAAAGCATGAATATCATGTTCGCATCTTGCTCAATGCCCCCAGCCTCTCTTAAATCAGACATCATAGGGCGTTTGTCTTGCCTACTTTCAACACCCCTGCTTAATTGTGATAAAGCAATGATTAAGCAACCTGTTTCTTTAGCTATAATCTTTAAATCACGACTAATTTTTTCAACTTCTAAACGTCTATCTTTTTGTGGCAAGTCAGATTTCATTAACTGCAAGTAGTCGATACATATAATTTGTGGTTTATCGCTATCTCTCATAGCAATTTCTCTCACACCTTGTGGTGTAATTTGAGCATGATCTTCAATTCTAAAGTTGCTATGTTGTTTAATGTCGTTGATGGCTGACATTATTCTTTCAACTTCACCATCATTTAGCCCATCTGACTTTTTAATCTTATAAAGTGGCACGCCAGATATTGCAGACGTTAGACGTTCAACAATGTTGTTCCCTCCAGTTTCTAAACTGAAGAAGGTAGTCGGATACCCCTGTTGTGTCAGGTTCCAAATCATATTTAATGCTAGGGCAGTTTTGCCTGTACTAGGTCGCCCTGCAAGCACGTTTAATTGTCCTTCTTCAAAGCCATGTATCTTTTCATCTAACTTATTAAAGTTCGTCGTTATAAACGTCTTAGGCGTATCTGATAAGATGTTTTCCATAACAGTTGTTAGAAATTGGTCTGTCGGGTTATCTTTCTCGATTTTTAACTCACTCAACCCTTTTAATTGGTCGATTAGATAAGTAAAATTCTCTTTTGTTGGTACTGATTGAAACTTGCTAACTTCGACCCTAGCCTTATTTAAAATGTAGTTGTTTAAGATGTTTAGTTGATCCTGCATAAAAAACACTTTGTCTGTACCTTTAGAGTTATACATTTGGGTTAATACCTTAGTTGGTATAAATTCAGCATCTTCTCTGCTTTTGTAGTAAATCTCGTTTACATCTACTTTGCCTCGTTCAAGTACATACTCGATAAATTTTTGCGCAGTAACATCTGTAAACATTGCAGGTTTGAGTTTTAACTTACTCAACAATTTAGGATAGTTCATCAGATTAGACACAATAGCGTGTTCGGTTGATAAAACATCAATATTCTTCATCTACAACACCCCATTCTTGTTTCATCTGCGCCCATTTTTTCTTACGTTCTTCATGACGTTTTTTAAATTCTGGGTCATGTTGTAATTTGTATGCTTTAGTTTGTTCTTTAGGTATCGTGTCAATCACTTTTGTTTTAGGTTTATAAGCTAATATGTCAGATAAAGTAGGTTTATACTTCTTTTCTCTGATGTATTGCTCTGTTTTTAATAATGTCGGTTGATAGTCCCCATATTTTATTAATAGGTGTAGCCATTCTTTCAAAACTTGTTCGTCACTATCGAACTTCATATTGTAAATAGTATTGATTTTATTAAGAATGATTGCAGCCTCTTTTTTAGTCATAGGCATTTGTTATCACTCCTCGTTCAATATGTCGTCTAGTAAAGTTCCTTTTACTTGTTGTTTAGGTTTTACTTTGTTTTGAGCATCTTCTTTAGTTTTCACATTTTCTTTAGCCCAATTATTTAAAACTTGAATTAAATAACCAACATGACATCCTTTTTCTTTCGTGTAATCAGTAGCAATTTCGATAACCTCATCAGCATGTTCCCCTATATCGTCGACTGCATATCCTATCTGTTCCATTTGATAAGGGGTTAAGTTATTATCTAAAAATGTGATTACATAATTAATTGCTTTTGAGAAGACGTCGTTACTTCTATCTTCTCTATTCTTATTCTTATATTCTTCTTCTCTATTCTTATTCTTATATTCTTCTTCTCTTTCTTCTTCTTCTTCTGTATCGTTACGTAACGTTACGGTAACGTTATTTCCTATTTGGTTTTGTTTTTGTCGTTCTCTATATCGTTGTTGTCGAAGTCTATTCTTTTCGTTATGCTTACTTTTACTATCTAAACTTTGATGTTTCTCCCAATTTTTAACTTTGTATGCACCTCTGACTTCTTCTACCATTCCTAATTCTTCAAAAGTTCTCATTGCTAATCTTATTGAATTAAGTGGTCGATTAAATTCATTAGCTAACATCTCATTGTTAAACGGTAGATTTTCAGATAACATGATGAAACCTTGTTCATTATATTTACCAGCAAGTGTTAGTAATTTGACCCAAACCGTAATAATTGTGTCGCGTTCGGGCAACGCCTCAATATACTTAATCTTGCTATCGTCGAACATACCGACTTTAAGTTTTATCCATGATACTTCAGCCATTCGCTTTTTCTCCTTTCAGCATTCGGTTGAGCCTATCGTCTACATCAACCCAACTTTCTTGTAACTTGTACTTTTCATTAAAACTATCCATGCCTATGTTATGCTGCTCTCTATGATGTTTTGAACATAGTGCTAATACTTTGTTGCCAGCGTGATTAATCTTTCGTCGATTGCGACCACGTCCTACAGCTTGATAATGTGCTAATTCGGCATATGGTGCGCCACAAATAACACAGTTACGATTGATTGTTGACCAGTATAAAAAAGATTTATCCGATTTGAGTAAGTCGCTTGTTTTATATGCAAGTGGTATATCGTTATGAAATATCCAGTCCAATGTAACCTCGATAATTTGGCTTGCTTGTGTACGTGTGCAATCACTTAATGAAATGCGCTTGTCGTACCCGTAGTACGTCCGAACGTATTCGATGAATAAATGCCTCATATAATCCATAGGCGTCCCTGTGTGAGCCTCTATGTCCTTTACAAGCGCAAATATCTTACGACGTTGTTTGTCGGTAATTCTGAAAGGATCTACGACTTGCACATCTACTTCCACTTCAAACCCGTTATCTAGTAATAACGATGTCTTGTTATCTAGTTCTACACCCTCAATGACAACGGTAGTTGTGCCGTCATCTTGAATGATGTAATTTTTAATAATTGTCATATCTATCGCCTTGCATTCTTTTTAATCTTATTAAATCTTCAATATGAACTTTAGCTTTGTATCTACTTAAATATTTAGGGTTAAACCATAAATCTGACGGATAACCTTTAATACAACGTTGCAATCGTTTTATTGTTTTAATCTGCTTGTTGGTAGCCATTAGAACGGTAAATCTGAGTCATCAATATCGAGCGGACCATTTGCGTTTTTGAACGGGTCATCGCTTACTGATGCTTGTCCTCTTTGTTGTTGAGGTTGGTTGTTTTGTTGATTGTTATTCTTTGGTTCTAAGAATTGAACGCTGTCAGCCACAACTTCTGTTACATATACACGTTGGCCGTCTTTTTCATAGCTGCGTGTCTGAATACGACCGTCTACTCCGGCAAGTTGTCCTTTTGATAGATAATTATTTACGTTTTCTGCTTGTCGTCTGAAAGCTACTACGTTTATAAAATCAGCCTCTTGTTCGCCATTTTTATTTTTAAACGGTCTATTTACTGCTAATGTAAATCTTGCATTCGGTACATTACCTTCATTAAAATTTGGGTCTTTGGTTAATCTACCTACTAAAACTGCTCTGTTTATCATTGTTCATTCTCCTTATCTAATTCTTTAGTTATGTTGTCTAATTTGTTATGTGCCTCAGCTATTTGCTTTTTGCTCAAATTATTTATGTCAGAAATTTTTAACCATCTTTTTGTTTTTTCTACTGATGAATCTCCGCCTTTTTCATTTGCTAAATTTACAAATTCATTTATACGTTCTTCTAAAATTGTTATATCGTCATCGCTTCCACTTGGCGTTTCTTCACCTAGATATAAGTAATTGCCTAGTCCAAACTTAGCTGCACATTTAACCATGCATCGCTTAGTGGCTTTGTTAATATCAAATATTGCAGTAGCACTTCCTACGGTTACTGGTTTGTTTCTGTAATCCAAAACTGGCAACCATTCACGTTTAGTTACACCAAATACTGTTAATTCGACGCATACCATGTAACCTTCGTTGGTTTTGAGATAGGGAACAAAAAAGTTTTCGTTTGTACTATCTGAATAAGGGAATTCAATTACTCTTTCTGTATAATTTGGATCTTCTTTAGTTAATTCTTGTTGTACATACGCCCACGATAAGTAATTTAAGTTTTGTTTTTTCTCAACATGTGCGCTTACATCTCTACTGTTTAATTCTCTGAACTTGTCTGAGAAGCTAGGTTGTTCAGTCATCGTTTACCTCCTCCAAATCTTCAAAATTGTATACTTTACGTGTTTCTTTTGTTTCGATTGTTGATACTTCAATCAAGTGTTTATCCCAGTCAATGTCTATATCTTGCAAACCATCGAATTTACGAGCATTACGTCTTAAAGCATTATAATTAGCATATTCTTGAGCAGTAGGTTTATTAGTGATCCAGCGGCCAAAGTAATTATCTTTAATGCGATACTCTACTTCACAATTTAATATTGGCTCTCGCATTCACGTACTCCTCCAATCTCTTGTTTGCCCTGTCTGCTCTAGCATCTGCACTTTGATATAGGCTTATATATAAATTGATGTTGTCGTTTAAATCTTTAATATGCTCGTTAGCAGTGTCTAGTTGTCTTTTTAATTTCTTGTTTTCTAAACTAACTAGAACTAAATCTCTACTGTCTTTAAGTAGGTTGTTATGTTCTTTTAAAGATATAGTTACCTCTTGCATGATTAGTCCTCCTGTAATATTATTAAGTCGAAATTCATTTTATTAGTGCTTGACTGTTTGCTATTGGTAGTAGCAATCAGTCTTTTTTTGTGTAGTAACATCGGCCGAAAAACAGATACGTTAGCATTGATGCTAATAATGCAATTGCAGCTGCATTAGTGATAAACACATTTAATGCGATTAATAATAGAAAGAACACTGCAATAAACATAAAGCCTGTTAGTACAAACGTTTTATCGTCATTTGTCATTTCTTCATCCCCTTGTAAATCTCTTTCTTATAATCTTTTAAGAATTTCCACATTAATTCAGCGTCGAAGTAATGTGATGAACTGCCGCCTTGACCTTCAAACCAAATGTCATTATCTTTGAGATATTTATTAAATCTAGGAACTTCTAATATTCTTTTTTCTATTTTGTACCTACTCAACTTCGACTCTTTGATTAGATCTTCCATAGTCCAAAATGCAGGTAATGAATTACTTACCAATCTTTCAAATTCAACTTTAGGTATAAGAACATGAGTGTCAGGTAATGTGACTGTTATAGTTTGTTCCATTTATTAACACTCCTTTCGTGTATAATGTTGTTATCCCTTAATGAAGGGAGGTGGATTGAATGAAAGCTTTTATAAAATATTCTTCCGGAGATGAATCAATCGTCGAGAATTTCCAATATCTTCTTATGAGTTCTAATAGTGGTAATACTAAAGTTTCTAAAGAAGATGTATCTTCAAAAGTATTTTCTTCAGGTAAACGTTATACTTTTGTTGGTGATAGAACAGTTAGTACTGTAAGTGCTGGAATTTCTTATATCGAATTCATCGACTAATTTCTTTAAGCAACTCTGCAACTGCTCGCAACAGTTCAGGGTTGTTTCTTGTTTCTAAGTTACTGTTTGCATGTTTTAATAAATTAAGTTTTAATTTGCTTTTTTCTTTAGCTATTTTTAGTTTTTGCAGCATGTGTTATGCCTCCTTAATTTGTTTGTTCGATTGTGGGTAGAATGTCATTATCGGTTTAACATCTTCCATTCTTCTAAATTAGTCACTGTTTCGTTACTTTCAATTCCAGAAAGTGTATCAATCTCTTTAGAAATCTTATTTATTTCTTTAATAGCTTGTTGGCATTCATTGATTACCTGTCTCTTA